TGGACGATATTAAAAGAGCGTCTGATCTTGTTAACCTACAAGGTATTCGTTCACCTCAATACGTCAGAGCACAGTTAAATGAAATTTTAAAATTCATCAGAACGGCTCAATTAGATATTTACAAACAAGGTAGAATTGATGATAAAAACAATGTGTTCAATGCTCCCGAATACTCCGATCAAATTACTAAAATTCGACAGTTCTTAGGGGAAGTTCCTAATTACTCATCAGAAGAAATTCCAAATATTAATCCTGAGAAGGATATATCTCCAGTAGATGATCCAATGCAGAAAAATGAATATATTTTAGAACCCGAAGATTTATTTAATCAAGGAGACAACATCTAATGGCTGCACCAATCAGAGGTAAAAAGACCGCTACAATATTAAAAGGCACTCCCAACGAACATACTTTTTATATTGAGGGCACTCCAGGTAATTTAACTCCTGGTGATATTGCAAAGATTAAAAAGTTTTATGGTATTGCCGAGGAAGCGTCACCTCAAGATATGGTGAACGAATTAAATAAACTGAAAGAAGTAACACAAGCTAATATCATATCAGATATTCCTTATGAACCTTACTCCAAAGAATATCATGCAGAGATGTCTCAAAGGATTTCTGATGTTAATCAACGTATGAAATTAATTGAAGATCCTGCTAATTATTATTTTAAACAAGCACAAGAAAAACTACCTTTCTTCTTAGATAAGTTTGTCCCTGATCAATTGGTCTCGAAACCTGCTTTTGAAACCGCTGGTGCTTTAGCCGCAATTGGTGCAACAGGATTGGCTTTCACTCCCACTGCAGGGGCTGCTGCTAAAATTTTAGGTGCGGATGCTTTAGGTGCAACTGCGGGTGGACAAGTTTATGAGTTAACCAATCAATTACTTCGTTACTTAAACGATTTACCTACGGAAGATCAAGCAACTCAACAATCAAAGTTCTTACAAGATGCTTATTTAAACTTGGCTTTCAGTGGAGGCTCCATGGCCCTCGGACCACTGGTCAAAGCATTTAAACCAACTATTGGTAAAATGTTATTTGGATTAAAAACAGGTCAACCTGAATTTGATAAAATGTTAAGCGTTGCAGAAACGTATGGTATGCCTCTCGGTATTATCCAGGCAACTAATAATAGATTTTGGAAAGGTTATTCAGAAGTTTTAGGTATTTTTCCTTTTGTGGGTACTCCTTTTAGAAGAGCAGCAGAAGGAACAAGTGAAGCCACTAGACAATATTTTAATAATCTCACTAATGGTTTTGCACCTTTACAGACAATGTCTTCTTTAGGTGGAGATGTGATGAAATTAGCAAGAGGTCAATATGATGATTCGGCTACAATTTCTAGAATTCTTTATGAAGACTTTGAAGAATATGCCAAAAGATTAGAGGGTAAAAAAGTTATAAAGCTAGATACTGTAAGAGATTTATCTCAAAAGTTTGTGAAAAGCTTAGAGGAAGCACAGCCTCGTGCTGGTTATGAACCCTTTAAGTTCCCTGGTGCATCTTCAGAAAAAGCCTTTAAAGAATTTTATCAAACGATGAGTAGATTAGACTCTGATGGTGTCACCATTCAACAAGCAAAAACATTAAAAGAATTATTCTCTAACTTTGCTGCTAACTACAAAACAGAAACAAAGGGTGGTTTTGTTCCTCCAAAAGAAGGATCAAGAATTACTCAATTAGCTTTAGCATTAGAAAGAGATATGAATACCTTAGTTGCGATTGATGATGACATTGACAAAGTTGTTTTTGATACAGCAATGAAAAAATTAACGACAGCAAATGGATATCTATCTGATATTATGCCTAAATATGAAGGTCCTGTACCTAATCTTTACAAGCAAGTCAACGCTAATATCTTTGGTCCTGGACCTCAATCTGATACTGCAGGGAGTATGTATGCAAAAGAAGCTTTAGATATTGTTTTAGGAAAAGCACAAACCGATCCACAAGTAATGGAAATTGTGATGAGACTTGCTGAAACACCTAAACCGAATGTAGATGCCTGGGTCAAAGCAGGTAAAAAAGAAGGTGGATTCCAACAAGTGGCTGTTAAAATTTTAGATGACAATCCTGATAGTCCAACTTTTGGTAAGACAATTACTAAAGTAGAATCTGTTGAAGCGATTGCACCGGATGCAGGTAAGAAAAAAATTATTCGAAAATTATTTGATAATGCTCTAGAAGGTTCTTTCTCTAATCTTCCTGTGGCTTCTACCATTGGTGATTATAAAAACTTAAAAGGATTACCTCCTTCCGAAATTGCTAAATATGGTTTCAAAGAAGGTGTCGACAAAACATCACAAGATTTATTTAAATTTAGAACAGTTGAATTTGACCCTTCCGTTTTTGCTGAAAAAATTGGTTTAACTAATATTGATAAAAGAGCAGCTTTAGCTCAAGCCTTAAAACCTGTTGGTACAAAGATTGAGGACTTACAAAGATTCTTAGAAGTTGCCGAAAGAGCAGGTAGCTTTACTGTTAAAGATCCTTCAAAGTTCGTAGCCCGTCGTGTTACTTTGGGTGGTTTTAGAAGTCTTTTATTATTCGGTGCAGGTACTGCTGGAGCTTCTGCTCTATCAGGTGGTATTGTGCCTTTGATGATTCCTATCATGCTACGATACGGTTCGAGTATTTTAAGTGATCCAAAAGTTTTAAAAGCCTTTACACAGAAATTAGCAGACACTGGTTTAGATGTAGGTAAGCGTACTGCAGTAATGGGAGAGGTTGGTAAAATGACTGACATTGATAAAGTTTTATTGGACTGGGCAAACAAAACATTGCCTACACAAGATGAATTAGATCAACAGGATTTTGTTAACCAAGTAGAACAATCAATTTTAAGTTTAATGAAAGAACCTCAAAAGAAAGTTGAAATGGGACCCGCTCGTGATCAACAATTAGATATGATGGGTAGAATGTTTGGTCCAAGAGGAATTACTCAAGAAGAAGCACAAATTGGTGGACAGTTAGAAGAGCGATTAGCTCCTACGTTCCCGGTTGATTATGAACAACTTGATTATGAACAAACAATGCCTGCAGGTGCTTCACAAAATCTTTCTCCTGATGTAAGATCAAATTTGGCTTTCGGAACTTTAGATGATGCTTTAGAAACACAAATGTTTAAAAGAGGTATAGGCGGTTTATAATGAAAAAACAAATACAAGGTGGAGTTGATTCTGTTCGTGTCGTCCCAATGAACTTTCAACAAGGAGGAGCATTAGATTTATCTACGCCACCTCCAAAATCAATTAATCTTCCTATCTCTTTTAATGAAGGAGGTAATGTAGATTCTTTGATGCCTCGTTTTGATCAATTTTCACCTGAACAAAAACAACAGTTAGATGAAGAAATTTATCGAAAGTATTTTTTCGATATGTTGAATGAACACTTTCGAAATGAGGAAAGGAATAGTGATCCTTATTTTCAACAGGAACAAGAAAAATATAAACGTGAATTTCTTGGACTTCCTAATATTATTAATGCTGGAGGTATTATGAATGTTCCTTCTCCTAACTTTTCTCAAGAAAATAACTTGAAACCTGCTGGGATTTTGTCTATAAACAAAGTCTATGATATCTAAAATTAAACAATTTATACTTAAACTATTCAAGAAAGGGGAACCCGATGAACATGAAAAGCATTGGGGTATAGGAGCATGATTAATATTACAGATTCACTGAAAGATAGGGTTCGTCTTAACGAAGGCGTAAGAACTCAAATGTATTTAGATTCACTAGGCAAAGCCACGATTGGTATAGGCCATCTTATTCAGCCTCACGAACGAGAAAGATACGCCGAAGGTGTAGAAATCTCCATGGAAGAAGTCGAAGAACTATTTGATTTAGACTTGAATAGAGCTGCTGCGGGGGCTGACCTTTTAATTGATGAATGTGTGGGACACGATTTACCACAAAATGTAGAAGAAGTAATTTTAGAAATGGTTTTTCAACTGGGGACCAGTGGTGTTCGTAAGTTCTCCAAGATGTGGAAAGCAATGAGAGTTAAGGATTGGGAGAAAGCAGCCGCAGAAATGAAGGATTCTAGGTGGCATTCTCAGACACCAAAAAGATGTGAACACCTTGCAGAAATCGTTGCAAATACCGTTAAACTAACATAGGATTAAGTCATGGGTAAAACAGAAGAAAAATTAACTCTTCAAGCTATGGAGCGAGAGCGTAAAAAGCGTGAAGCTAAAGGCAAAAAGAAAATTTCATATAGATATGATCACATCAAAGACCTTGACAAAGAGGTTAGAGCAATTAAAATGAATTTAGGTGGTGATCCCATGAAAAAGAAAAAAAAGAAAAGTTTTCCAGATTTAAATAATGATGCCAAAGTTACCAAGAAAGATGTTCTTATTGGTAGAGGTGTTATCAAGAAAAAAGACGGTGGCGGTGTTGCACGTGGCATGGGAGCTGCAACTCAAGGCGGTAAATTTAAAGGCGTATTTTAATGGCTAAGAATCCCGATGAAACAGCTATTATGCAAAAGATAGCCGAGCTAAGACAAATTTTAAGAGATACGGATCCAGATGATCCTAGCTATGAGACATATAATTCTGACTTAGAAGACGCTATTCGTGATTTAGGAATGTATGATGACATGGCTTCAGGAGCAAAAAATTAATCATGAGTATCGTAGGTTCAGCATTAAGAGGTTTTGGTAAAGCCTTAGGTAAAATTGGAAAAAAAACATCTAAGATTTCTGATAAAACTGTAGGTAATATAACTATGGGTGCTATCGGAGCAGGAGTTGTTGGAGCTGGTGAACTTGCAAAAAGAAAGAAGAAAAAACCTGTAAGAGGTCAAAATAAGTATGGACCTAAAGGCGGAAATAAATATCCTTAACTAATCCACTCTTTTAATTCATCCCCCATCACTTGACTGGCTATGTCAACTTTGTTTTTCAAGGCAGTTAATATTTTATCATCAACCGTTCCCTGGCAAACAAAGTCAACATAAGTCACTTTATTCTTCTGGCCAATTCTGTGTGCACGATCCTCACTTTGTAATCTTATTTCAAGATCATAATTGTTTGAAAAGTAGACAACAGTACAAGAGGCAGTAAGAGTGATTCCATATCCACCAGTCTTAGGGTTCGCAACAAGGTACGTAAGATCGCTTGTTTGAGATTGAAAATCTCGCACCAGATCCAAGCGTACTTGATTTTCTGTATCACCATAAAAAGCTGCAGCCTTAGTATCATTATATTTCTCCTTTAGTTTGTTAGTTATCGTTTTGATGTTATGTCTATAGGTAGCCCAGATGATAACTTTACCATCTATTTCCTCCAGAACATCCAACAATTCATCGTAACGTTTATTAGGCAGGTCGTGGATTTCACCATTATCATTAATAGTGAATCCACAACATACCTGGTGCAACTTAACGATCTGTGAGAGCCGGTTCACAGACGTGGTTGTTTTGTCATTGAAAACAAACATAGCGTTTCTTCTCAATGATTCATACGCTACGAGCTGTTCCTTACTCATAGGTATAAATCTCTTTGTATAAAGTTTAGGTGGCAAGTCCGTACACTCTTCTTTCTTGACACGGAATGCAGCAGAAAAAATCTTCTGTTCTAATTCATCTAAACGTTGATAGCCTGTAATTAAAGGAAAGTGACGACCACCTGATGTCGGTCGATTAATAATCTTGGCATAACGAGCACGAAACGCATAAAAGTTCGACTGACCAAGAATCTTTGGATCAAGAAAAGCAAACTGAGTATAAATATCTAAAGGTGATTTTGTAACAGGTGTTCCGGTTAAGATTCTTTTATAACTTATATCTTTGGTTAATTTAATTAAGCTTTTGGTACGTTTAGCATTATGTGTTTTAATCGTGGTGCTTTCATCAACAATCATCATTGTTTTATTTTTATCTTGAACACTTAAATATTTTTCTAAAAACTTCACACCCTTTGGTGATGAGATAGATTCGATATTCATTAAAAATATATTTAAAGGTACAGAATTCTTTTCTAATAAATCAGTTAAGTTCGCTTTTGTTTCGGGATCTTTTAAACTAGGGTCCCAGGTATGAATGACATATTTTGTTTTATCTGCTGATACAAATTCAATAATTTCTTTATACCAGTTACGATACACGGACTTCGGTGCAAAGATAACACAGTTATCCACACCTTTTTTATGATGAAGAATCATCATATCCATGATTGCGGTTATTGTTTTACCTGTTCCCATCTCCATCAAATAGGCGAAATTGTTGACGTTTGTGTCATGACAAGTTCGAACTGCTTTAAGTTGATGAAGAAAAGGTTCCTTCAAAAAAAAGTTAGCCATATACAAAATAATATATTGCATTTTGTTAGGATTTCAAGTATAAGATTTGTATTGAACAATTAAGTGTTTAGCTGACACTTATAGCTTGTGGCGGAACAACGTTTTTAACAGAGGCGTAACGCACAGGGGTGGTAGAGTAGGGCCAACTGGCTGAGGCTATCATGAGTAGGTTCGAGTAGGGCAGAGCAATGTTTATCTGTGTCCCGAAAGTTGGAGGTGAAACAACTAAGCCTCCCAAGCTGTTCTAAAACAAAGGAGGCAAACAAATGGCTAACACAATCAGTTTTGAGGATCTCAAACATGATGCAGGAGACCTTAGAAAGCTACAAGACAACGACTTAGATTCTCTAAGTAAACTTATTCAAAGACAATTAGATTTAGATGTTGAGATTGAAAACATCGAAGAAACACTTAAAGAAATAAAAAGAGAGCGTGAAGTTCTCTCTAGTGAGACACTTCCTTCAAAAATGCAGGAATTAGGTATCAATGAAACAACGATGAAAGACGGTAGTAAAGTGACTGTTAAAGAAGCTTTTCATTGTAAAATACCTTTAGAAAAAATAGATGAGGCTCACGACTATCTGAGAAATAATGACCTTGGTGACATTATTAAGAACAAGGTTGCAACAAGTTTCGGAACGGGTGAAGATAATATGGCAGGAGATTTAGTTGGATATATTGAATCTACCTATGGCATCACCCCGGAAGTGAAAGAATCAGTGCACCCTTCGACACTGAAGGCGACTTTAAAAAAGCGTCACGAAGAAGGACTCACGGACCCTGATGATCTTTTTGGGATTTTCATACGTCCAGAAACTAAAATAACAAAAGGAAAAAAGTAAATGACACAACAAGCAAAAACCAAAAACGAAGTTGCAAAGAAAGAATCTTCTGCACTCGTAGTGAATGCTATTGATCTAAGCTTAGTGGCTAAAGATCAAGGTCAAGGTTTGGCAAAAGTCGATTTAAATACGACTGCGTTGCCATTCTTAAAAATTCTTAGCTCTATGTCTCCGCAAACAAAAAAAGCTAAGAGTGAATACATTGAAGGTGCAGAGGAAGGTATGATTTTCAACACTGTAACTGAAGAACTCTTCAGTGGTGATGAAGGTATCAAAGTCGTACCATGTTTCTTTGAACCTGTTCAACTAGAATGGTCTGACAGAGGTACTGGCTCCTCTGCTCCGATTGTTCACCCTGTGGATACCCCATTATTAAATAAGACCACAAAAGATAATGACGGTAAACTTAGGCTTCCAGAGGGAACTTACTTAGAACGCACACATAATCATTATTGCCTCCTGCTTAATGAAGAAGGACTATCCTCGCAGGTACTTCTTTCTATGAAAGTGAGCGGTCTAAGTCGATCACGTAAGTGGAACAGTTTGATGCTTTCTGCTCAAGTAAAGCATGGGGATCAAGTTATTAATCCTCCAAGCTGGTATTATTCTTACCACTTGACAACCAAGCATCAGTCGAATGATAAAGGAGACTGGTACGGCTGGGATATTAAGAGGGCTGAATCTGTATCAGCAGATGTTTATCATGCTGGTAAGAAGTTCTTTGAAGCAGTGAAAAGAGGTTCTGTAGAGGTTAATTACGAACAATCTAGCGACAGTGCGGGTACTGAAGCTAGCGATAGCACTACTCCCTTTTAACTTGATTGGGGGGACTTCGGTCCCCCTTTTAATTCATGGAAGCGTATCTAAAGTTAAAAGAAATATTCAATGGTCTAACCCGAGCACACGGAGTATTTTACAAAGGTGAAAAAAAGGAAAGCGGAAAAGTCGGTGGCAAAGCTTTCATTATTAAAGAAGATGTAACCGACAAACATTGGAAAGACCATGTCGAAGGTATTGATCCTAGTCTTGGTATCATTCCTATCCGAGATGATTCTACTTGTTCCTGGTCTTGTATTGATGTTGATGACTATTCTATAGATGTACGCAAGACAATTGCTAATTATTCAAAATTAAATCTACCAATTATTCCCTGTCGATCTAAATCGGGAGGATTTCACTTATTTATATTTTTTAAAGAACCTGTTCTTGCTAAAGATGCGATTGCAAAACTTACAGAGATAGCTTCCGTGCTTGGATTTGCTGACTGTGAAATATTTCCAAAGCAAGAATCTCTGAATGCAGAGCGAGGTGACACAGGAAACTTCCTCAACCTACCTTATTTTAAAGGTGACATGAGTGGAAGATATGCTATGAACGAAAATGGTGAGTCTTTGACCATGGAAGAGTTCTTCAATTTGGTTTCTCAGAAGGCAATCACACATGACCAACTTCGAAACATATCTGTAAAGCCTTTAAAACAGAAAAAAGCCATTTTTGACGGCCCTCCATGCATCGAAATACTACAAAATATGGGTATTTTTGAAGGATCGAGGGATGATGTGGTATTTCACTACTGTGTCTATGCAAAGAAGAAGTATGGTCCAGGGGAGTGGCAAAACAAAGTTATGGAGTTCAACGCAAACTATTGCAAACCACCCATGAGTTACGACCAAGTCAAAGTAAAAATCGATCAACACGATAAAAAAGATTACGGATACAAGTGTAAAGATGTTCCGATGCGATCTCATTGTGATAGTTCCAAGTGTCGAGTTCGAAAGTTTGGTATTGGTCGAGATGATGTGGAGATGAATATTGCTAATCTCACCAAACTAGAGTCCGATGAATCTGTTTGGCACCTCGATGTTGACGGCTCACGGATCACGGTCACCACGGATGAGCTAATGGATCAAAGATTATTTAGAAAAAAGGTTTTAGAGACACATACCAGTCTTCCGGTGGAGATGTCTAAGCGAGACTACGAGGCTCGTATTAGAGAATTATTGGAAAGCTGTGAGATTATTAAGATGCCAACCGAGGTAACAAAGGAAGGTCGTTTCTATTCACATTTAGAGGATTTTGTATACAATCAACACATCACCGATGAGATTGAAGAAGTGTTAAATCATAGTGTTTGGAAGAGTGACGGAAAAATCTATTTTCAGTTATCAAGCTTAGAGCGATACCTTCGTAAAATACAATTCAAAGAATTTTCAACTACACAAATGGGTTCACTGATCAGGGACAAAGGCGGAGACTCTAAACAAATGAGAATAAATAAAAACTCGGTGAAGAATTTATTTTTTATACCTGATCCTAAACCCCAGAATGAAGCCAAACTTGTTATACCGAAAGTCAAAGACAATGTCCCATTCTAAAATAAAAAAGATTTATGGACCACCAGGCACAGGCAAAACGACATTTTTGTTAAATATTGTGGAGCAAGAATTAGAAACGAACTTGACACCCGAGGATATAGCTTTCGTTGCTTACACCAAGAAAGCCGCAAGCGAGGCTATAAATAGAGCTTCTCATAAGTTTAAGCTCGATCAAAAAGATTTTCGTTATTTCAGAACTATTCATAGTTTAGCATTTCAATGTTTAGGTTTATCGACAAACGATGTGATGAAGCCGAAGCACTACACAGAAGTTTCGGAAGCAATGAAAGTGGATCTTGCACCGAAAGATACACATGATGATGATGGTAATTTTATTCAACAAGATCCTTATTTAAAAATTATTGACTTATCTCGAATAACAGGAGTGGGTTTGTATGAAACCTTTTCTAAGTTTGGTCACATTGTCGGTGGTTGGAGAAAGTTAGAACAGATTTCTGAATATCTTAAAGAGTTCAAAAAAACTAGAAAATTATATGACTTTACTGACATGCTCTTAGAGTTTAATCTTAGACCTGAAGTATGGCCAAATATAGAGGTATTAATCGTTGACGAGGCACAAGACCTATCGCTCGTACAGTGGCAAGTTATTACAAACCTCATATCTAAATGCAAAAGAGCATACATCGCTGGTGATGATGACCAGGCTATTTTCAAATGGGCTGGTGCAGATGTTAATACATTTCAGTCTTATCCTGGCACTTCTGTTGTACTCAATAAATCCTACCGAATACCTAAATCCCACCACTTCGTGGCATCCAAGATCGTTCGAAATATCAAAGATCGAGTGGAAAAGGAATGGGAAGCAAAAGATGAAGAGGGTAAAGTTGTTACAGTCTATTCACATGAAGCCATCCCTTACAAAGACAAAGAATGGCTCGTCCTCGCAAGGACTAAATACATACTTAATAAAGTTGAAAAGTTCTTCCTGGAACAGGGTTACTACTACGCACGATTTGGTCAAAGCAGCATAGCCGACAAACTTAAACATGCGATCGCTTCCTGGAATAAAATATCCGAAGGAGAAACAGTTAGTTTAGATGGTGTCAAAGCCATGTATGAATACATGAGTTCGGGTGTGGGTGTTCAGCGTAACTTTAAAAATTTAAAAAATATTGATGACAAAGAAAAGTTTGATTATGAAAGACTTTTATTTCAACATGGTTTGTTAATTCAAAAAACAGCGACATGGTATCAGGCACTAGATAAAATACCGTATGGTAAAGTGATATATATCCGACAGTTAATGAAAAGAGGAATTAACATCTGGCAAAAACCACAAATAGAAATTTCTACGATACATGGTGCAAAGGGTGGAGAGGCAGACAATGTCGTTTTACTTTTAGACTTATCGAGAAAAGCCGAAGAAGCATTAATTAGCAACCCTGATGATGAACATCGAGTCTTTTATGTCGGAGCAACCCGAGCAAGAAAAGAACTTTGGTTGGTGCGTTCAGAATCAGATCGAGAGTACCTGGAGGTTATTAGATGAGAATTGTATATATTGACGGGAAACTAAAAATATCTTTAATAGAGGAAGAAATGAAAGCCATCAAAAAGAACTGGCCACAACCTATAGAAATTGACAAACGTTGGATACCATTCTTGGTAGAAGACATAGCCAACGTGAATTTAGAAGCATGGAAGGATACGTTTAAAGAAGAATGAGTATTCAGAATCCACTTTTTCAACCACCCAGTGAATGGGTTTGTCCTGAGTGTATTGATTACAAAGGACAAAGTCCTGTTGCGATTGATTTAGAAACTTACGATCCAGGAATCAAGGACCACGGACCAGGTTGGGCAACGGGTAATGGTAAAGTCGTGGGTGTTGCGATTGCGTGGGAGGGTTTCAAAGGATACTTTCCAATCGAACATGATGCTCCCGGTAACTACGATAAAAAAGTTTTTATGAGACAGTTTCAAGATATGCTCGATCGTTGTCCTGAAATTGTTTGTCACAATGCCATGTATGATATTGGTTGGATGAGAAGAATGGGTTTACGAATTACTTCTAAGATTTGGGACACGATGCTCATGGCTCCTATCTTAGATGAAAACAGAATGCGATATTCTTTGAATGTTGTTAGCAAAGATTATTTAGGGGAAAAGAAATCAGAAGCTCTTTTATATGAAGCAGCCAAAGAATGGGGTGTCGATGCTAAGAATGATATGTGGCGATTACCTCCGATGTATGTTGGACCCTATGCAGAACAAGATGCCGAGCTCGCTTTAAAATTATTTCATGTATTACAAAGAGAAATACTAGCACAAGATTTAACTCACATTAATGAGTTAGAACACCAGGTCCTTCCTGTCTTAATAGATATGAAATGGAATGGTGTAAGAGTTGACGTAGATCAAGCTGAACAAACAAAAAACAAACTTCTCAAACAAGAATCTGAACTTCTCAAACAGGTTAAAGAAGATACAGGAGTTGCTGTGAATGTATGGGAAGCAAAATCTATATCAAAGATGTTCGATGCGTTATCCCTTCCTTACGCACGGACTGAATTGACGGGTGCTCCTAAATTTGATAAGCATTTCCTCCGCACTCACGAGCATCCGTTAGTTCAAGCAGTCGCTCAGGCTCGAGAATATAACAAAGCTCGAACGACTTTTATTGATACCATTTTAAAGCATGAACATAACGGAAGAATTCATGCTGAAATAAACCAATTACGTGGAGACGGTGGTGGCACAGTCACAGGAAGACTCAGCTACAATACACCTAATCTACAACAAGTTCCTTCCTCGAAGGTTTTAGGACCGATGATACGCTCGCTCTTTATACCCGAAGAGGGAATGCAATGGGGTGCGTTTGACTATTCTCAACAGGAACCACGTCTTGTGGTTCACCTCGCTAGTCTAACGAATGGCGGGTTGAAAGGAGCTGATGAGTTCGTCAACGCATACCATGAAGATCCGAATACAGACTTCCATACCATGGTCTCGGAGATGGCTAAAATTGATCGAAAAAAGGCTAAAACGATCAATCTAGGGCTATTCTACGGCATGGGTAAGGGGAAACTATCCTCTGAGCTAGGACTGACTCCTGGCGAGGCTGAGGACCTTTTTGAGAAGTATCACTCTCGTGTCCCTTTTGTCAAAGAGATGATTGAATTAACCATGAAAAAAGCGGCTGATGTCGGTCATGTGAGAACCTTGCTCGGTCGTAAGTGTCGTTTTGATGAATGGGAGCCTATACGATATGGGGTTCACCGACCACTGCCCAGGGCCGAAGCGGAAAGAGAGCATGGTAAACAAATTAAACGAGCTTATACATACAAAGCTTTGAACAAGATTATTCAAGGATCTGCCGCTGATATGACAAAGAAAGCAATGGTTGATCTGCACGCTGAAGGTATTACTCCACATATTCAAGTTCATGATGAACTAGATTGTTCTTTTGACAGTGAAGCACAAAAGAATAAGATCATGGAAATTATGAAAAACGCAGTACAGTTAGAAGTACCTGTTAAATTAGATTGTGAGGTAGGACCATCATGGGGCGAGGCGAAGTAGATAAAAAATTAGATAGCAAACTTGAAGCTACACTCTGTCCGCAATGTTCCTATGAACATGTGATCGTTCCGATGTTTCGAACTCATTCCGATAATTATCATTGCCTTTTATGCAAGACAAGTTTTCAAAAAAGAGTTAATGGTCGAACTATTTTTCTTCCTGTAAACGAACCTGATGTTGAATTTGAAGCTGACTTTTCAGTTTAGCAACGGCAGTTAATAAATTAGTTTTTTGCAAGGGACCACTAAATCTAAAAACTTTTGCGATACACAAAATTCCTTTCATGTTTCGACCGTTGCTATCCCAAAATATTATCATTTGCACAACTGACATGCAATCATAACAAAACAAGTAAATAAATTTTCTGTGTATAACTTCGCTAGGAGAAAATACAATGTTTAATATTACAAAAAGATCAATGGATCACTTTTTAAACTTCTTTAAAACAAAAGAAGATAAGGATGAAACCATCAAACAATTCTGCCAAGCCGAATATAAAAACGATTGGTACGCAGCTTACATGACCTTTAAACAAGAAGGTCGCTTCCCGAACTTTATCCGAAGAACTCTCTAAGCAGAGTCAACCAGTTTAGTTGTGCAGAATCCTGTTATATACATATTAGGATCTGCCGACTCGACTTGGCTTTTAAAATACTGCACATAACCCAAACAATCAGAAACACTTTCAAAAGGCTGATCTAAAGGCTGTATCGTACAAGACTTCTCCAGGGGAGTCACTGTGCTTTGTAAACAAGCTATTAATATTAAAAATACTTTCATTTCTACCCCCTTGACATTTATATTATAAACTCTTATATTATTCTAAGAAATTAGGACATATGGTTTATTTATTAATTGTACTACTTACAGTGATGTTTTGCATCGCTAAATTTAGATGGGTTATTGGTATGGGCTTTATTTCCTACGTATTATTAGTAATTATAGGAGTTATTTAATGGATGCTACCAAATACAAATCCGTGGCAATTAAGGTCGCTGTGTATAATAAAGCACGACCGATGGCAGAAGAAGATTACTGCACCATGGGTGGATTTATACAAAAACTGATTGAACAAGAGGAGAAGAAAAGAAATGGCAAAGTACGAAAGTAAATCATTAGAGTTTAGAAAACATTTATTGAATTTAATTGAATATGCAAAGAGCGATCGCACTAACTTTCCGTTAGATGAATCAGTTGCGTTTTTACAAGGTTATATCGATGGATTAGTTCAACACGAAATGGAGGACTATGATTCATGGCTCAAGGACCAACAAGAGAATGCAGACATGACACCTAATCATGCTGGATTTGTTAATGGTATTAGAGTCACTCGATAACAAGTTCCGATTGCACCGACCCAATTCGGTTAAAGCAGATGGATAGTGTTGCCCGCCAGGGCCACATGAAAAGCTGTGAGTTTTAATTGGCGTTTCTTTACGCTAGTTGAAACTCAGGTCGGTAGGACTAACAAAGGAGATAACTATGGCTAAATTTCAACCTGTGTATGAACACCAAGACGGCAGAGGTCACTCTGTTCGTTACGCTTATCAAAGAGAACGAAGACGAAGAGAACGAAAAAAAATTGAAAAACTAATGTGTAAAACTTATTTTACAAACCCAAATTCTTCAATAGAATCATCGGATGGCAAACATCACAATGATTACAGAGGACATGGAGTCTTTGATTTCCCGACGCATGGTCCTCGATCTCATCGAGCATGAGAGAGACTTTTTTAAAAACAATGACGAGAAGGTAGAAGCGTTACGAGCCTGTGCCGACCTTTGGGACCACGAATTAGTGGGTGATACCAAAGATTTACGAGAGGCGACCCGACGTTTAATTATTCAAAAATTAAGTAAACTCAAGAACGGAAATATGTTATCTTTCCCAAGATGATAAGAGATATTGTAAGAGCGGTTGAAATCTTTACAAAAATTTCAGATCCGCCCGAAATGTTAGAGAAAA